ATCCAATCCACTTATTAAACTCATTGCGTATGCAAATGGTACTAATGCTAATCCTAATATTGCTACTGCCAATGCTCCTTTTATCATATCACCTTGTGCTTTTCCTAATACATAAGCAATTGCGGCCAAACCAGCTACCCCAACTAAACCCTTTCCAACATCTTCCCACTTAACAGTTGCAAATTCTTGGAATGCTTTAGCTGCTACATATAATGCGGCTGCCATAATTAACATAGCTGCGGCTCCTTTAATTAAATCATTTGCCTTAATACCCTTACCCATTTTACCCATCTTATCCCCAGCATCGGTATCCGGTGTTTTTATACTTTTTGCTTTATCACCAACACCAGCTAAAAGTTTATCTTTAGCTCCACCAGCAACAGCATCAGTAGCACCCCCACCAAATAAACCAGCTACTTTTTGTGCACCCATCTTAACTAAGTTCTTTAAGAAATCAGCTGATTTAGTAACTATACCACCCATATCGATGCCCAATGATTTAAACCCTTGGCCAAGTTGACCACTCATTGTAATCATCCCACCAAGCCCCTCTAATCCAGTACCTAAATATTTATTTAATCCCATGTTAAGGGTTTCCCCCATAGCACTAAACGTTTCATTTACAGCAGCACCCATTGTATTGGCATTCTCTTGGTTTGTAGCCATTTTTTCCAATTCTGCAACCGAAACTCCTAATAAATCAGCGGATGCTTTCTTTTGGAAGTAATCCATTTTGTTGAATGCTTCAATACCACCTAATGCACTTAAGGTTTCATTCATTGCACCTTGCATATCACCTTCATATGCTAATGCTCTAGCTCTATCTAAGTTGATATCTTTACCAAGCATTGCACCTAATTCTAATTCCTTAGTAATAGATGATTCGAAATCCAATAGGTTATCAGCAACACCACTAATGGTACTCATATTTACACCTAATTTCTTAGCGTATCCTGCTGCTTGTAATATATTTTTACCACCATCTTTTCCAAATAATGCAAACTCTTCAGCTGAACCAGCTAAATCTGCCATTAAATCGGCAGGTATAATTCCATTTTGGTTTGCAAACTCCTGAGTGGTTTTAATCATATTTGCTGCTATTTCGGTTGAACCACCATTCAACCTTGCAAATGAACCCATTAATCCAACTGCTTCGGTATTTGTTATACCCATATTAGCAGCTATTAACCCAACATTAGCTTGTGTTTGGAATGTTGCAGCAGATACATCTCCGAATTCAGATGCTAATGATTTTACAGTACTAGCAGTATCTTCAAATATAAATCCTAATGCAGTTGCGGATGTAGTTGAAGAGTTCAATCCTTGTGAGAATGATTGCCCCAACTCTTTATTCATATCACCAAATTTATTGGCGAACGCACCAGTTGCAATTACTAATGCTCCAATAGCTGCTTGAGGTCTTAGTAAAAATGTTGTTAAGGTTGAACCTAATGCTCCTATTTTTTTCTTTATAGCATCAAACGCAGTTGCCTGTTCTTCTAATATATCTTTTTGTTCTTGTGTTAGAGATGCCATATCCCTTGCAGCTACAACCTGAGATTCAATGGATGCTTCTATTTGCCCTTGAATACTTAGAAATTGTTTAGCTACATTAGTTCTCTTATCCAATGCATTAACTTGCTCTTGAATTTGGTCACTAATTGAATTTAATTTATCTTCTAATTCAGCTTTTTGAACAATATCATCAGCGGTTAGTTGAGCTAACTCTTTTGCTATCGATGATTGTTCGTTATATTGTGATAATATATCAGTTACAATATCAGATGATGTTTTATTTCTTTCAGAAATTTCACTACCTCTTGCTAATTGGTCTGATACACTAGTTGCTATATCTCTTTGTAATATCGCTTGAGTTCGCATTTCATTAGAAACAGCTGAGTATATTGTACCCAACGATTTAGCTTCTTGCTCTAATGTAACAGCACCCTGTACTGTTTTATTTTGATTATCAACAAATGTCTTTAAAGTACCTACTATTCCCTCTAATCTACTTTTTAATTTAATATAAGTTTCATCCAACTTAGCGGCATCTTTTCCCTGCTCAAGCTGAATTTGCTTAATTTGTTTTAGTATCTCAACTCTTTCTTTAAGTAGACTGTTGCTATCTGCCATAATTTATTATAAATCCTTAAGAATTTTCTCTAACTCTTTGATTTCTTTTTCAATGGTTGTTAATCTGGCAGTAACGTGAGTAGGAACTCCTTTCTTTTTGGCTTGTTGTATAAACCTGTCTTGAGTACCCTTTTGAAGGTCATCTAAAAAACGATTTATGAATCCAACAATTGAACCTTCGTTTAAATTTTTCTTTCCCATAATAATTTATGTTATTCGTACTCCTATAAATATAAAGATAAAAAAAAGTGAGGATTATCTTTTAATCCTCACTTTCGATTGTTGTTGTGCTTTTTTATGTTCTTCGGATTCTTTCTTTTTTAACTCAATTAATTTGTTAAAATAGAATTTTCTCCATTGTGATGGCATGAAATACACATCATTCCAGCTGAATCCATTACCATAATTAACCAACTCCCAAATTTGAGTATGGAGTTGAATACTATAATCACTCGGTAGGGTAAAAAAAGTTTATCCCAAATGGGATATCTAGCGCCTCCGTTTCGCCTGTTACATCTGATGTGAAATCAAATTTTAAATCCATATCCGGACTTAACTCCTTAACATATTTTCTAAATGCCTTAGTATCCAATGCAAGGAATCCATTTTGAATCCAGCTTGTAACAAACCCTTTATCTTCATTTCCATCAACAGATTGTATCATATATTTCAAACGAGTAGTAACATCAAATGTTTTTTCTCCCTTTCCTTTATATAATCTTTCTAATGCTTGAATTTCTTTTGTAATTTCAGTTTCATCACCGTGTGTTAGTAATTTAAATACCAACTCTTTACCTGATTTTGGTAATTTGAATTTATATCTATTTTCACCATTTAATAGAGATTCATTAACATCTTTAGTTTTCACCTTAGATAAATCAATTGTTACTGATTGTTTTTCCAATGTAAATGGGTCAGTAATTTCAACAGTATAATCAGCCCCATAACCTAATACTCTTGTTGCCATTAAAATTGCGTTTTTATCTCCAATAAATACATCGTTGATATTAACACCTTCTTCAACAACAATAGATTCGAATAATTTATCCAATACCACACCTTTTTTAATTAAAGTTTGTGATGCAAGGATATCTTCTTCTCTAGCTGTCATGTATTTGATTTCAATGTTACCCTTTCTTAATGGGTGTTTTTCGGGATACACTAACCCCTTTGATGGTAAATCAATAATTTCCGTTGGGAAATCGAATTTAGTATTGCTCATAATTAACCTTTATTTGTTTGTATATAAATATATACTTTTTGAAAAATTAAAAAAAAAGAGAGATTCTTAATAAAAGAACCTCTCTAATTAATGTAATTATTGATTTTTATTTTAGAATTCTAAAATTGCGTAATCATAAGCCAATGTCAATTCGATATCAGCTGCATCGTTTGAATCAAATGATAAATCTCCGAAGTTAGCAGATACAATAAATGCTCCTTTTAACTTCCATTGTTCGATTTTATCACCAACAGGCCCTAGCATATAGAAATCGATGTCCTTTTTATAGAAATCGGCGTAACCTTTTCTACCAGTTAACGATTCATATCCTAAACGAACCCATTCCATTACTTGTTGTGCTCCAGATGGAACGATTGGGTCATACAATGTTATTGTAATGTCCTGCCATTCTCCCTTACCTTGCAATTTGCGATAAGTGTTGATATGGTCTAGTTTAACCGGTTCGAAAGTGATAGATGGTCTAGCCGCTGATTTTATTAAGTAAGATTGAATTCCGTCAATCTCCATAATATAGCGGTTCTTCATCTTCGGTTCGAAGTTGGTAAACATCATTTGTGAAAATTCTAATACTTCTGCCATGTTTTATCTCCTATTATACTAATAAATATTAGTTATTTTTTTATTTGTTAATTTATGCTGAGAAACTTGCTCCAGTAGGTAAGATATTGAAATCAATTACAATAAATTCAGCAGTTTTTGCTGGTTGTAAGAATATCTGTCCTGCTAAAATGTTTCTATCTACTACATCAGGTGTGTTGTTAGATTCATCCATAACTACTTTGAATGCGTATAAACCTTGTCTTTGTTGAATTCCTTCTAAGTAAGGTTGTACAGTGTTGATAAATCTACCACGAGTTGCTGCGGTATTTTGTTCGAACACTAAGAATCTAGAAGTAGATGCGATATACTTTTTAACGGTAATCAATAATCTTCTTACGTTGATTCTATCCAATGCTGATGCTTTATCTTGCAACGTTTTTTGTCCAAATGCTACAATACCTTGCCCAGGGAAAGAAGCGATTGGGTTTACTTTGTTTTCATATAAAGTATCTCTTTCAGAATGTGTTAATCTATTAAGAACTGAAACAGCTCCTACGATTCCTCCTCTATTCAAACCAGCAGGTGCGAACCATTCAGCCGCAATAGCGTCATTTGATGCGTACACAGCAGGTAACAATACTGATGGTGGAACACTTATTAATTTGTTAGTGTTTGAATCAACCATCTTA